GGCGGGAACCACCAATCGATGTTCCAGCAGCTTTTGCCAGACGCTCCGCGAGTGCGCGGTCTTCACGCAAGATCGCACCCTGCTTGGTCATATTCCAAGAGTCACTCTTCCAAGGATTGGCCTCGCCGTTCGCGAGACCACCGCCGCCGCCAGCGCCGCCGCCTTCTGACGCAGGCCACCAGTGAGGACGCAACTTTTGCATCTCTTTCATGAACTGCTTCACATCAACACCTGGAGTGATGCCAGTGACGTCAGCTTTTGTGATGAAGGTGCCATCTTCGGTCCGCTCAAGGTAACTGGACGCAATCATCTCAGCATCGGCGATTGCAGTCGGCAGAACTTTCATTTCGGTAGCAGCAGAACGAACGGCGTCGGTCATATCACGTTTTTCAATCGCAGCACGCAGTTCTTCGACTTCGCCTTTGTAGGTATCGCGCTCTTCTGTCAACGTGCCGATTGTGCGTTCCAGAGGCCCTGTCTTTTGGGCAGCACGACTTTCGGCGATCTTGGTGATTGCCTCTTCGTCGAGTTTGCCTTCTGCGGCAGCTTCCAGTTCAGGAATGCGGTCGAGAATTGTTTGGATCTCATCGGGTTTGCCCAAAGAAGAATAAGAACCCAGAGTGTCTTTGACCGACTTGTGGTCTTCACGCTCTTTGCGGAGCGCTTCCTGCAGAGCAGAAATATCTTTTCCGGTTTTCAAGCCGTTGACACCAGCGAGTGTGAATTTACCATCCACTTCGTCAAAAAGGCCAGCGTATCCCTCAGGGATCGCATCAGCTGATTCGTAAGAAAGATCGAGTGTAATATCAGGCATCCATATGCCCTCCTTTGATTATGAGTCGCACCATTGCTACTCAGGGTTATTCGAGGTTTCCCCCGTATTCTGATCGGCTCCTGCGCGATCAGCTGTCTTTGGAATTGCAAACGGATGATCTTCATCGATCTCGTCCTTAGCAATGCTTTGCTCTTCCTCGAAAGACATACTTGTGATACGGCGCTTGCGAGCCAGATCATGGAGTGACCTTGCGCTGATTGGGAAGCCCAAGGTGCGAGCAGTTGCCATCTCAACCATTGTCTGGCCTGTGAGTGGCATCTCGCCAAATTCTTTGTTGGCTGTGACTGATACTTCATCTGGGTTCTCACCCATCCAAATAGCACAAGTCTTCAGAAGGTCTTCAAGCGCCATCGCGCCAGCATCAGCAATTTGATTTAGGTCTGCAGTGCGGCTCGCGACGCGGATACGCATAGAGTCACCGCTCTCCCGCTCACGGGAGGTAGAATCAAGTGTCTGTGCGCCCATCGTACCAGCGCGGCTCTCGAGCCTGTCAAGGGCCTCACGCTGCTCTTGGAGGCCGCTACTCTGCACACCAATATATTTAGCGTCTGCACCCATAGGAAGGTCGATACGCGCTCCTGCACCAGTGCGAACGGCCTCTCCTTCGTCAAAAGAGCCACCAACCGTCACAAACGTGTCTTGGCCCTGCATAAACAAGTTTTGACGATAATCAGCGTCTGAGCGATACATTGTCAGGCAAAGATTGCTCAAATCAAGCAAAACGGGATCATCTGGATCTGAAGTGATGTCTACGGAGTTGACAATCACAAATGGCAACTTTTGGAGCGTCTGACCGCGATAAGAAGGCGTCATGAGCTCTGTGTCGCTAAAACCAGCGTCTCCGAACAAACCTTGACGATACACACCGTTTGGATTGTTTTCGTCGGCGTCTCCAAGGATAAGATAGCGATGCTGGGTTTCGAGGTCCCACATGAAGTTGTCTTTGCGAACATTGGTACTCTCATCAAGAATAACCATATTCAGCTGATCAAATGTAAGATCGGTATTGCCTGTGTCCCAGTTGATGATGCGTTCTGCTGCATATAGCGCGAGCATCGGCTGATCTGGACCATCTCCAGGAGTTCGTGGCAAATCGGCCATCAAGCCAACGCGACCAGTGATCAATTGTTCGGAATTGATGCGTCGTAGGAAATCTTCGAGTTTTTCATTGCGTGTAGATCGGATATTCTCCATCGCAGTTGGTAATTCAATCTTGGGTGGCTGATTATGCATCATACCGACTGCCATCTGGACAGCCTCACGCACAAAATTGTGATAACGCGCTCTTTTCTTGTATGCGGCGTATGCTTCTTGTCCAGGATTTGGTTTGGCGGCTGGAGTGGCTGCTCCGTAGCCATCAGCGATGTGAGAGGCTGTCGCTGGGAGGTAAGTCGTCCCTGCCGCCTTCACACGGCGCTCTCCCTTATAGGTATCGCGCATCTGTCGCCAGTCTGGCAGATGTTCAATGAAAAGAGGGTGAGATGATACGAGATTTTCCGACATGAAATGGAAGCTACACCCAAGCGAGGCGCTTGACAAGCGTTTTTAGTGGTTTCCTGTTGTTGTTCCTGTAGAACCCATATTTCCCGAAAATCTGATGAAATACCGCGACTCATCGGCAACGTGGTCCTCTGCCTCGGTATTTACGTCGTCTGGTTCCTTCTCATCGCGCGGAAGTACCGGAATTGTGTCAATGAAAGCCGTGCAATTGGAAAATACGAAAAGAGCCGGCTTCTCACGTGGGAAAACAGCGATAACTTCGCCATTTTCGTCCAATTTCTTGTTTGGACCAGCGTTTTTCAACCGTTGACGCATCTGCGCCCAGCCTGTTTTGCGTGATCCGGGCCGTTTATCAGCTGCGATCCACTTAATTCCCGGATATTTGAAGCCATCGTCAAGCCGAACTGCTACTTTCATGTCGGTACTGATGCAATTTCCGTTCTCGGCGGCAAAAATCTGTGCATCGGCCACTCCTGGACGCACACGACACCATTTCTCGCCCTGTTCGCGCCAGCCCCACTCCAATTCCCGCTTAACAATGCCCTCGGAGATGTCTGTCGCCAACAAATCAAGCCCTGCGTTCGGCTTATTGGGCTGACAACCATACCATTCCTTGATACGGAACACATCTCCCCGAATTGTGCCTCTCCAACTGCCATCTGGAAGCTGTACGTCCTCTCCATTGCTAATTGCCCACCACCCAACAGAGAACGGCGCTGAGGCACCCCAGTCAAAACTCCGAGTGATACGCCATGTGTAAGGAATGACGAACGGTTCGACGACATTGTACTGTGGATCCCAAACATCGTCAAACATACCGCCTGACATGATGTTCCAGTCGCCCTCGAGCCACGCTTTCCGTTCTGCTTCGTTCCGAGCCGATGCAGCGATTTTCTGCTTGTACTCTGGGTCCGCTTCAAGCAGCGCGATGTTCTCGTCAATGTGCGAGTGGATGCTGAGGCGGGCTGGCTCCTTCATGCCGAGGTCGTCGATCAAATCACGGCGAACAATCATGTTCATGCTGTTCGGCTTAAACCGATGCTTCACCCAGTTGTGTCCGGGGCCATACGGGTTTGTCGTAGCGCGAAGCATACGAGGCATACCCTTTGTGGAACTCCGACAGCACGACATCATCCGCTTGTAGCCCTCATCATTGGGCCAGTTGCAGAGTTCCTCCCACCCGATCCATGGGTACTCGTGTCCGTGATAGTTCCAGTAGTCGTCGGCCTTCATAAACTGTCGGAGAAGAAGTTTCTCTCCTGTGGGCCAACTCCAACTCGAGTCTGACTGGTTGAACTTCGCTTGAGGCCAAATCTGCGGGAACCATTTCTGCGTCTTCGAAATAACATCGCCGAGTTGCTTATAAGTCTGTCGGAATAGGATGCCCTTCCAGGCGGCTCCAAATCCCTTCCCGACATGATTACCAAACGACATGAGCAGACAGTCGGTTTTCCCTCCGCCGCGTGTTCCTTCAAACAGAACTTCAAAGATCGGAGTCGAGGCCAAGAAAGCCTCCTGACTTCCTGGCATTGGTTTCCAAATCACATTATCAGGAAACTTCATTTAGAACATACCACCCATCTTCTGTCCCCGGCATCAATCCATGACGAGACGGATGAGGATCATGTGCCATTTCATTGTTTTCTCTATCCCAAACCACAACGTGTCTAACTCCACGTGGTGAGATGCCGCATCGTCCAACGAAACGAGGCCAGAAGTCTTTCTCTCGTGGATAGAAATTCAACTCTAATTTATGAATTTCTTCCAATTGTTCGAAGAATTCCATATTCCAAGTTTTCATGTCTTTTATAGGGTGGGGTAGATTCAGGTCTTTTCCAGCTAGAGTATACACCATCGCTCTAGTGCAGTCCCCATAAGTGCCTTTCTCATGATCACTGTAGGTCTGCTGATCAAAGGTTATCATTCTACGATCTCCCTGTGCGAATCGTCCCGTACCATCGGAAACACCTCAACAATCTCGCAAGGCATTCCGATATCAATCTTCACCTTAGAACGCGCCTGCTTCTCGGGCCATATTGCCGCGTTGTTCAGATCGTCTGTCCAGCCTCTCGCTTTCGTGTAATACTTCTCGTTCCTCAATATCGCAAATATTCTTTGATCTCGTCTCATTTGATGGTCCCAATGTGAGCGCACACGCACCGCGTTTCTCCAAAAAGATTATGCGTCGATTATGGTCTACGAGGGTAGTGGTTCGTCATAGCATCCGCAAGCCTCAAATTCAGGCGATCTATCGTGGATTGCCATGTAATCCCAGTCAGGACACAGATGGACTCGGTTCTTCCCCTGATTCTTGTAGTATTGGGCTAGGACTTCCTCGTGATCCATGTTCTCTTTCCACTGAATCATCTGTGAACCTCAATTGATTGACATCAACCCAGCCGATCGCCTTCTTTTCGCGAATATAATAGCCTGCGTAATTCGCAGCTGATATCACGTTGTTTTCATGATCCACTCCGAGCAGACAAAAACTGCCTCCTGGAGTTTCTGCTATAACGATCCAGTTTCCTGGATACCGGCCGCCTTTTCGCGGGAATACTTTTCCTATCATCGATTCAGACATTGTTTAATCCAAGTATGAGCCTCAGCGGGTGTCATGAAAGTCTTGCTCGAATACCGACCTTTATCGTCCCAGTAATGAGCGCGAACCCCTTGTCCAAGAGCGGTGATCTTTGGTTCTTTCATTGTAGGCTCCGATTGCTATTTGGTAAGCGTAGCAGCTTGGGCTTCTCACGAAAAGCCTTATGTGTCTCTCGTTATTTTATTTCTCGTATATAGGATGCTAATGGTGTCTTGATGGCTGAAAGAGGGGGTGGGGGGAGTGCGCCCTTACCCCGCCAAGACTGGAAGCCGTTGGTGGGGTGGGGTGTGCTAGCTTAGGGCGCTACAACTGCAAGCTGTGCAAGCAATTGTGCAACCAAGGGCGCAGTTAGTACATAAACAATTGCAACTGCAAGTAGTGGGGGCAAAATCCGTACCATGTTATTTACCTTGTGTTGTGTTGTGGGTGGCAGGGGGCAACCGTTGCCCCCTGCATTGGTGTTGCCTAGCCCTTGGCAGGCACGGCCACAAGGTAGCCTTGTGCAGGGCGCAAGGGCCATTGTGCATGGGCGTTGCAATTGGCGTTAGGCTTGGCCGCAGTGCCAAAGCCTGCACTTGGTACCTTGCCCCCATTTTGGCCCCATGCTGCAAGGCCGCTTGCCAGTGCGCTTGCATACTGCGCTTGCGTAAAGCCCGCCTTGTGCGTCTTGGTCAGGGCCGTTGCAACCTTGTGCATGTAGCAGCGTATGCTGTTGCCTGTGGCATGCTTGGCAGGCCAAGGCCCCATTGTGTAGCGTGTAGGTGCTGTTTTGGCGGTTGCGGCTGGTGCTACCTTTTTGGTGGGTGCTGGTGCTGGTGCTGTTTTTGCGTTTGCCATTGTGTTGTTACCTTATGTTGTGGCCCTTGCGTTATTGCTTGGCCTACACCTAGCCTATAGGCAAAAGCCAACCGACACAAGCATTATTTTGCAATTAAAGATAAAAAAGTTAATGTTGTTTTAGAGCCACAGTGTTGCCGATTTACAACAGGGTGCCACCAGAAGAAGATGAAGAAGAAGCGATAGAAGAAGAGACAGAGTCGGATTAAGTCTGTCGGTCATTTTCTGTCGGTCGTCAATCAGCCCAAAGAGCAAGACGCTCGGTCTTCAAAATCATCATTCTTTCTGTCTGTCGTCAAAAGGAAGAAGAAGAGGACTACCGTCTTAATCGAAAAGGGAGGAGATGCAGCCAAACCTCTCCTCCCTCTTCTACAGCGTCGTGGGGTTCCGCAGGCCCCGAACTCTTAAACCTCAGTCAGTAGGGCAGCACCGACAAGGCGAGGACGCTGATTGCTGTGGAACTCAGCGCCACGAGCGATTGCTGGCTTGCACTGAGTCACTTTGTGAGTGGTGAGGAACAGACGTGTCACAGCAGCCATCTGCTCACGGAGGGCGGTCTTGGTGGGCTGGAATGGTCCAACGTATACAGTCGTATCGGTCATAGCTTTGGCCTTTCGTTGCGGTTTGCGGTTTACGTACATACACAGTATAGGCTAAGGGTTGCCGTGACAAGCGGTATTTGTCTTCCTTTATCTGGTCTTCTTTATCCTCATTTATCCAGATTATCCAGATGGAAGAAGAAATAGAAGAAGAAGATGCCTTTGGAGAGTTAGAGGAAGATACATTATTAGACGAGGAGCCAGTCCGACAAACTCACTCGGTCATTTTCCATCCTCAATCTGCATTGCCTCAGGGCTGACGTCCTTTGCTTTTGAAAACCGAGACTCCCAGTCGTCAATTGATGCCATCTCAGCTGGAGCCACCAAGACACCGCCGGAGTGAGTAACTGCCATCTCTTGTTTGTCACGATATCCAGGGTCATGCTTTTTGAGTTCCATCTCAATGAGGCGAATGGGATATACCGTTTCTTCGGAGACGAGGTTGCCGTTCCTATCATAACTCTTCTTAATCGTCCCATTGAATACCAGATCTTGGTGATGCCCAATGAGTTTCTCACGGTACTCTTCTTCGGCGACCAGCATGGCTTCTGCAAAGTCTTCATCTTCTTTCATGTGTTCACGGACGCACTGTGTGGATACGCCGACTGCCGAGGCTGCTTCTCCCATGCGACCCCACTTGCGATACTCATCCAGGAAGATGCCCTTTTCTTCATCCCCGAACTTAATCCTGGACATCTTTATCTGGCGTCGCCAATTCCCATCCTCATCCTGTGTCTCGACAACGACAACTTTGGATCTGCGGTCCAGAAGTGACACTGGTCGCTTCCTCACGTTGTTTCGGTCATAAGTATCTTGGTCATAGTCGTCTGACATGGGAAATTTGATCCTTATCTATGCGAGTGCGATGAAGAAAACGACGAGATCGCT